GATTGTGAATCGCTTGCGCGAGGACGTTTGTCGGTTTTACGCTATGTGACGCCATGCTCAACCCTCGACAACTGAAGTTTGTGAAGCTCTACCACCTGAGCGGCAATGCCTCCGAGGCGTATTCGGAAGCCTATGGGGTCAAGAAGCCCGATGTCGCCAAGGCGAACGGATGCCGTCTGCTTACGAACGCTTACGTCCAGGCTGAGCTGGAGAAACTCGCGAAGGAGGCCGAGAAAGTCTTCGAGGTGAAGCGGGCGGATATGCTGCAACTGTTCCATGAGATCGCCACCTCTCCGGTCGAGGCCGCGAGGGATCGCATCTCCGCAGCCAAGGAGCTGTGCCGAATGGAGAGTTTCTACAGTGCCGAGAAGGTCGAGGTTTCGGCTGAAGCGTCGGCGGTTGATTTGATACGTTCACTCGTTGGATTGAAAAACAAAGATGAAAAAGACACATGACCTGACCGCCACCATTGGCGAATACATCGACAGGGAAACGGGCGAGAAAAAGAAACGCCGGGTGCATTGCGGAATCGTTCTGGAGGACGACCACGGGAGACCGGTCATCAAGATCGAGAGCCTTCCGGTCACCGGGTGGAATGGTTTCCTGTCCATGTGGGAGATCGACAAGGACAGGAAGGGACCGTTTTGAGAGCATGACTGAAATCAACAACACTGAACCAATGAACCCGCAAGACTACGAGTTCGCGGAAGGTCATCGCATCGGATACGAGGCCGGGCTCCGGGCGGGAAGTCTGCCGGACGGCGAGGTTGCGAGGGTGCTGCTTCCGTTGGGCGTGACGGCACTGAGTAAAGTTGTTGACGGTCTCGGGAAGCATTTCGGGGATGATTTGAGAATGATGCAGCGGGGCGACTGGTTAATTTTCATTAAGCCGAACACTCAAAGCCAGGCACCCGCCGACGCTACACCTAACCCTATTGAATGATGGAACAGACCCTATCGAAGCCCCAAACCGCGGAACAACTAGACGCTAAGGCGGGTTGTCCTGCGCTGCCTTGTTCGCTTCCGTTGGTCGTGTCGTTCAGTGGCGGGCGAACCTCTGCGATGATGGCCAGAATGATCCAAGTCTCTCCGATCTATGCAGGCCGGAAAGTCATCCATGTCTATGCCAACACCGGAAAGGAAAGGGAGGAGACGTTGGAGTTCATTCGCCGATGTGACGAAGAATGGGGATTCGAGACGGTGTGGCTAGAGGCTGTCATATCGCCGGAAAAGGGCACAGGAACATCGTTCAGGGTGGTGGACTACAAAACCGCCATCCGTAACACAGACCCGATGGCCGCAGGCCATCCCTTCTTCGACCTCTGCAAAAAATACGGGATACCGTCAAACTCAGCGCCGCACTGCACGCGAGAACTGAAAACGAAAACGATCAGGAAGTATCTGACGAGCATCGGCCTGACCGAGTGGGAAGAAGCATGGGGCATTCGAGCGGATGAACCACAGCGGGCAACACCACGCGGGAACGTGGTGTATCCAATGGTCGAAATCGGAATCACAGAGCCAATGGTGCGACGGTTCTGGTCGGCACAGCCGTTCGATCTAGGGCTGAAAGACTACCAGGGGAACTGTGACCTATGCTTCAAGAAGTCCCTGCGGAAACGTCTGACGATACTGCGAGAGTCTCCAGCACTTGCTCGCGACTGGTCGGCACTGGAAGGGAAGCAGGAATACGGCAACGGCAAAGTCGGGAGCCTGACCTTCGACCGGAACGGACTGACAATGCAAGACCTGCTCGCCATGAGCGTCGATCCCAAGCTGGAGCAAGCGGTGGACAAGCACGATGCTCGAATCGCGGAGGAGAGCAACGCCCCGTGGCTCTTTGAAATGGCTGCGGAAATCAACTGGGACTACGAAACAACCTGCCACTGCCAATCGACGTGAAATTTAGTAAAGCGAACACGCGATAGCCACAAAAATTTGTGGCCGAATCGGATTCGTCCACAAACAAATTGACCAATGACCGACCTCGACCAGCTCCGCGCCCTTCTGGCATCGAAAGCATGGCGAATGGCGAATCTCTATCTCATCCTCGACGAGGACGGGAAGACGATTCCGTTCCGAATGCGAGGCGAGCAGGAGCAGTATCTGGCCGAGCGTCACAACCGGAACTTCATTCCCAAGGCGCGGAAGTTAGGTGTGTCCACCGCCATTGTGCTGGCGAACCTGGACGATTGCCTGTTCAACGCGAACCTCGCCGCCGGGATCATCGACCTCACCAAGGACGATGCCTTCGCCAAGCTCGCGATGGCCCGGTTCGCGTGGGAGAACGGACACCTGCATCCTGATCCTGCCATCGGTGCGCTCTGGCGCTGGATCCGCAAGGCCAACCCGCTCGACAAGGATGCGGGCGGGGAGATGACCTGGGCGAACGGATCGAAGATCACGGCGGGGGTGGCCTTCACGGGCCGCACGCCGCAACGCCTGCACATTTCCGAGTTTGGGCCGATCTCCGCGAAGTTCCCGGCGAAAGCGACCGGGATCAAGCGAGGTGCGTTCAACTCCCTGCCGCCCGGCGGGATCATCGACATCGAAACCACGATGGAAGGAGGGCAGTGGGGTGAGTGCTATGCCATCTTCCAACTGTCACTGGAGGCCGCAAAGCTCGACCGCCTGACTGCCTTAGACTGGAAGCTCCACTTCTTCCCATGGTGGGGCCATCCAAGCTATGTGCTGCCGGGCGTCAAGCCCTCACGGGCTGAGACGGCGGAGTATTTCGCCGGGCTTCGCGAACGCTACGGCATCGAGATTCCCCTCGACCGCCAGGCGTTCTACGAGCGCAGGAAGGCGGAGCAGGGGGAGGAAATGTGGCAGCAGTTTCCCAGCGTCATCGAAGAGGTCGATCGCCAGGTCGTTCCCGGGCAGATCTACCCGGAGATGAAGCGGGTCCGAGCGGAGAAGCAGGTGGCGGCCTTCGAACCCGAGAAGGGGTATCCCATGTTCACCGCATGGGATCTCGGCTCCTCCGACAACATGGCGGGGGTTCTCATCCAGCCCGCCGGGAAGGCGCACAACTTCCTCGACGGGGCCGTGGGCGAGGGCGCTGGAGCCGGGGGTGTGGCCGAGGTCATCCGGTCATGGGAGCGGACGCATGGCGAGAGCTTCGCGCACTTCCTCCCGCACGATTGCGAGATCACCGACAAAGGATCCGGCAAGACCTACCTCCAGCAACTGGTCGAGGCCGGGATCCCGAGGAGGAGCATCGTCGTCGTCCCGCGCATTCCCGACCTCTGGGTGGGCATCGAGGAGGTCAGGCGCATCCTCCCGAACTGCTGGTTCCACGCGAGGATGGACGAGCCGATCTACTCCGAGACCGGGGCGAAACTTCCCAGCCTGGTGGGCCGCCTCGAAGGTTACCGAAAAAAGCTCGACCAATCCACCGGCATCCTGCGATCGGTCCCGGTGCATGACCTGTGCAGCCATTTCGCGGATTCCGTCCGCACCTATGCCGAGGCGCTGAGTCGCGACCTGGTCCGAGGATCGAACGTCAAACACAAGGGGGCGACGGTCGTGGACGGGTTTCGCGGCGAGGACAGGCCGGTGCGGAAAAACGTGCAGATTTTGTCATGACTCCCGCCCTTCGCGCCGCTCAATGGCACTCCCGGCAACCCGACTGCGAATCGTTCAGCGAGGCACTGCTGGCGCATCTCCATGGCGGCTATGTGATCTCGACGCCCGAGGTCTTTCTGCTTTTCCGTCCCGTCGATTCCCGAGGCGACCGGCTCCTCTTCGATGACCCTTGGCACCGGTTCGAGACTTTCGATACCTGGCACTGCTACCTCGCCGCCGGAGACCTCACCCAGTTCCGCCAGTTCATTCCTTTCGACCTGCCGTTTTTTTCCTATGTGCGAAAAAACCGCTTGCGCGTTCGACCTTTGACGCAAAGCCCAGTTCTCTATGGGCGGAAAACAGAAACTCGCAAAGCAGCAGGCGCAGGCCAACTTTTTGTCGCAGCAATCCATCCGGCAACAGGCGGCTGCGAATCGACAGGCGCAAAGGACCGCACAGCAGGCGGCAGCGGCTGACCGGCGGTTCCAGGCCGAGCAGACCCGCCGCATGAGTGAGGTCGAGCGGCGATCTGCCGACGCGCTCGCGGCGATGAAGGACAAGCAGGATGTCCGCACCGACTACATCGAGGACGAGGAGGCCATGCGCCGACGCCGCGGCGGTGGAGGTGGTGGCGGGGGTGGCGGTTACGGATTCGCCCGTCCCATGGGAAGTGGCCTCGGAGGTTCCCCGAGCAAGCTGGGATGACCGACGCCGCTCAAATCCTGCAACGCTACAAGGCCGCCGAATCGGTGCGCCTGGCGATGTGTTCGATATGGAGGGATGTCGGAGCCTACGGCGATCCGCTCAACCGGCAGATCGGTATGGACACCGCGACGGTGGGCTGGTCGCCGTCCCTGGCTGGTCAGGCGCAGATCTTCGACTCGACCCTCCGGCAGGCCGCGATGACCTACGCCGCCGGGTGCATGAGCTGGATCACTCCGGCGGAGACGAAGTGGTTCGCGTACACTGCGCCGCGATTCCTGCGGGGTGACGACGCCGCCAAGAGCTGGTATTCGGAATGCTCCGACATCGCGTCCGAGGTGCTGGCCGGGACCAACTTCTACAGCCAGGTGCATGATGTCTACATGCAGGACGGCATCTACGGAACCTCGGGGCTGTTCGTCCGCGAGAATACCCGCTACGGGCTCCACTTCGAGTCCATGCAGATCTCGGAGTATTCCATCCTTGAAAACCACCTCGGGGATGTGGACACCGTGTTCCGGGTCAAGAAGTATTCCGCCCGCCAGATGGCCGACGACTTCGGGGAGCGGAACCTGCCGCACGAAGTGGCGCAGTGCCTCGGCTACCCGCTCAAGGAGCGCAGTGAGGACCATGAGGTCATTCACTGCATCTCCGAGCGCAAGGAGCGCGACCGATACCGGAAGAACGTGCAGAACGCGCCGTGGGCCTCGGTGTGGATCCACAAGGCATCCGAGACGATCCTGCGGGAGAGCGGCTTCTACGAGGCTCCCTTCTGCGTCCACCGCCACCTCCCGTGGGGGCGCACGCCCTACGGTCGCAGCCCCGGCATGGAGGCGATTTATGACACGCGCACGCTCAACTACATGCAGCAGCAGCTCGACACCCTGGTCGAGAAGCAGGTTTCCCCGCCCGTGATCGCCCCAGCCAACTTCGAGGGGACCATCGACCTGCGGGCTCGCGGCATCACCTACACGCCCGACATGAATTCCCGGCCCCAGTATTTCGGGGAGCCGGGCAACTACATGATCGGAGAGGACCGCACCGAGTTCCGCAAGCGGCAGATCAACAACGCCTTCCACGTCGAGCTGTTCCAAGCCCTGGCCTCGGTCCCCATCGGCAAGCAGATGACCGCCGAGGAGGTGCGCCAGCGCCGCAACGACCGGCTCCCGAACTTCTCCCCGACGTTCGCGCGAAAGACCCGCGAGATCTGCGATCCCATCATGCGCCAGGTCTTCTCGGTGCTGGCCAAGGCCGGGGCATTCCCGCCCGCTCCGCGTCAACTGATGCAGAACCTCGGCAACGGAGAAGTCTTCATTCCCGACCCGAACATCGTCTACTCCTCGCGCATGGCTCTGGCGCTCCAGACCATCCACAACGATGCCTTCTTGGATGCCATGACCATGGCCGGGAACATCGCCAACGTGCGGCCCGATGTCCTCGACAACCTCAACATTGACGACGGGTTCCGCAACTACGCCCGCAACCTCGGCGTCCTCGAATCGTCAATCGTCCCCGAGCGCATCCGCGACCAGATGCGAATGGAGAGGGCGCAGGCGCAGGCTCGCGCCGAGCAGGAGATGTCCATGCTGGATGAGGCGGAGGGTGTCGCCAAGCTGGCCCAGGCCGCCGCATGAGCATTGACGACATCATCTTCGCCCGCCGACCGGGGGAGGACGAAGAGGCCCACGCCAAAAGGGTAGCCGAAACCGAGCGCATTTTCCGCAACGTCCTCGCCAACGCTGATGGCCACCGGCTCATCAACCTGCTCATCAACGCCCGCAACCCGTTCGCTCCCCGGTTCCGCGAGGGATCCACGCCGGAGATGGCTGCCTACCGGGACGGTCAGGCGGATGTCGTCTCCATGCTGGTGACCAGGGGAACCAATCTCGCCATTTCCAAGCCCGACGACTACCACAACCAATGACCACCGAAGAAAAGAAAGCCGCCCTTGAGGAGGCAGGAATCAAGGTCCGCAGCAATGCGACCGACAAGCTGATCGAGCGCATGTATGCCGAGGAGTTTCCCGAGCCCAAGGTTGAGACGGTCGAGGAGCCGAAGGCCGCGCCCGCGAAGAAGGCCGCGCCCGCATCGAGCCGAATCGCCGAGTTCGCCGCCTTCATTGAGGCGCACGCCGATCCGATGATGGGCGACAAGACGCCGGTCGTGGTCGCGTGGGCTCGCGCCAACCTCAGTCCCGAGGAGTTCCAAGCCCGTTACAAAGGGAGGACCATTCCATGAGCGAGGACACCATGACGACCGCGCCTGCGGTGGATGCCGCAACCTCGACCGTGACGACAGCCGGGGCCGCCGACATCACGACGACCGGGGCGCCTTCCATCTTTTCGGACGGCTACCGCTTCGCCGCCGGGTGGTCCGATTCGGTTGGCGAGCCGACCCTCTCGAAGTTTGACGGCAAGGAGGTCAACGACCTGGCCAAGGCGTATGCCAACCTCGAAAAGCTCGCCAGCCGCAAGAGCGAGGGCATGGTTCGCATCCCGACCGAAACCTCGACGCCCGAGGAGATCGCCGCCTATCGAACCGCCGTCGGCGCTCCCGAGGATCCCACTGGCTACACGGCCACCTTCCCCGAGGGAATGGAATCCCATGCCGAGGCGCTGAGTCCGTTCCAGGAGATCTTCCACAAGCACAGTGGGAGCCCAGCGCTCTACCAGGAGGCGGTCGCGAAGTGGGCGCAGATCGAGGCCGAGCAGCTTCAAGCCGTGCAGTCAGCCGAGCGGCAACTGGTCAACGAATGGGGGGACGATTTCGAGTATCGAATCGGGGACATCGAAGCACGCACCAAGGACGTCCTCGACCTGAGTCAGCCGTTTCTTTCGCGCGTCGATGTCCTGCGAGCCCTCGACCTGTTCGCCGCCGATTTCCGGCCCGATTCCACCGGCATGGATCGACCCAGTGCGGCCACATCAAGCCTTGAGGACCAGATCTCGCAGATCTTGGCAAGCCCCAGCTATCGAAGCGGTCAGGACAAGGGTGCGAGGGATCGACTCCATGCGCTCTATCGCGAACAGGCCGCCCGCGAGGCGGCGACGAGGCGCTGAGTATTTTCCGAAAATTTCCGCTTGCGCGTCTGACCTTTGACGCAAAGCCCTGATCAATAGTTCTTCAACTGGCCCTCTGAAATGGGGACAACCCGACGAAGGCACGCATCTCAAGCGCGGCCCGATCCCGGACAACCGAAGCGGCGGAGCAATCCACCTCTCAAACCCATTTCACCATCATGGCACTTTCCGTTGCTCACGGTATCCCCGAAGAATTCCGTCGCGAATTCACTAACAACCTCGAACATGAGGTCCAGCAGCTCCTGTCCAAGTTCTCCAGCCGCATCAAGGTTGAGGGCTTCGAGGGCAAGGAAAACATCTACAACTCGCTCGAACCGCGTTCGTTCAAGACTCGCACCGGGCGACTCCAGCAGTCCGCTCCGACCGAGGCCGAACTCCACGCCCGCAAGCTCGTCAAGGTTCCGTTCTACGACCAGGCGATCTTCGACAAGTGGGACGCCGAGTTCCTCGGCAAGCTCGCCCTCCCCGACTCCGAGACCATCCAGGCCATGAAGGCCGCCTACGCCCGCCTCATCGATACCGAGGTGTGCAAGGCCGCTGACGCCACGGTCTACGGGGGAGAAGAGCCCTACGTCACCGCCATCGACCTGCCTGCGGATCAGAAGGTCAACGTGCAGCTTGGAGCTGCGTCTGCCGTCAATATCGGCCTGACGCCGGACAAGCTGGTCAAGGCGATGCAGATCTTCGAGGAGAACGACATCTACCCGGAGGAGGAGGAGCTGATCCTCGCCATCAACCCGAAAGCGAAGCAGGACTTGATCAGCTACGTCAAGGCCGCCGGAAACGACGTGTGGGCGAACATGATCGCCCGCTGGCTGGAAGGTCGTGACGCCAAGCTCTTCGGCTTCACGCCCATCGTCACCAACCGCATCGTGAACACGACCGGGAACATCGACCAGTGCTTCGCCTACTCGGCCAAGCGTGGGATCTACATGGCCCCCGAGAAGCTCGAAATCCACATGGATGTCCTGCCGACCCAGCAGCACGCCCTCCAGATCTCGGCCTACGCGACCCTCGGGTTCATGCGCCGGTTCGAGAAGGGTGTCGTCATGATCCCTTGTGACCGCGACTGATCAACCTCAACGCTGAAAGGACACCAATTCTATGGCTAACCTAGACACTGCCGAGCGCACCGCTCAACTCGAAAGCACCTACAAGCGAAACGTCTCTCCGTCCTACCGGGCGTTGCAAGCTCCGCTGCGGATCGCTTCCTTTGGGACGATCACCCTCACCGGTGATTCGGACGCTGTCAACGACACGATCACCCTTGGCAACCTGGGTTGCGGCGGGCGGATCATTCCCGAGCTTTGCCGCATCGTCGGCACGGCTGGAACCGTTGGCGGGACGTTCAAGGTCCAAAAGGTCAATGCTGCCGGAACCGCGACCGACATCACCGGGACGGCAGCAATCTCAGTGGATGAGACTGCTGTTGCGTTCACTCGAAAGGCCGGAGCCGCAACGGGAGCGGACTTTGAAGCAACCGACTACCTCCGGTTGCTCATCACCGCAGCTTCCGCGCTCACCGCCACCGACACGGTCGAGCTGTATCTGGCCTTCTCGACCGACGAGACGGTCTGACCCACCTCACGCCCCAGGCCGGAACGACCACCGGCCTGGGGCTTTCTCCTTTCAACCGCGGGATCGTCTAGCCTGGCAGGATACCTGGCTCATAACCAGGCGGCGCGGGTTCAAATCCTGCTCCCGCAATCCTTCCGGCAATGACCAACACCGATCTCGCGAACATGGCGCTCTCCCGGCTTGGGGAGCCCCGCATTACGGACATTGCCGAAAACTCTCCTGCGGCGATCTCCTGCCGCGAGAACCTCGAACTGGTCCGCGACTCGCTCCTGCGCTCTCACCCGTGGAACTTCGCCATGGGTAGGGCCACGCTCACCGCCGGGGCCGCTCCTCCCTTCGGCTGGGAGTATTCCTACCCGCTCCCCGCTGACCTTCTGCGGGTTCTCACGTTCAACGGCGTGCAGGCGGCCATGTGCGCCGCCGACTTCACTATCGAGGCCGGAAAGCTGCTGGCCCACGTCGAGGAGGCCAAGATCACCTACGTCCGCCGGGTGACCGACCCGACCCTCTTCGACCCGCTCTTTGTCGAGGTGCTGGTCCTCCGTCTCGCCTCGGCCATCGCCCTGGATGTCACCTCCTCGACCGAGAAGCGGGACGCCATGGAGGTGCTGGCCGATCAACGGATGAGAGGCGCGACGTTTGTGGATGCCGGAGAGCGCCGCGTCCAGCTCGTCGACGGGCTCGAAAGCGTGAGGATGCGACATTACGGGACCGTGGGGGATTGCCTCCAAAGCCCGATTTGGTCAGCCGGGACCAACGGATGGTCGCCGGTATTTGCCTCCGTCTCCCACAACAACGGCAAAGTGTTGCAGATCATCAACTGGATCGGAGGGAGTGGCGACAAGCCTTCGACCGGGTATGTTGGCGCAAATGGCATCGTTTCCAGCATCAATGACGCGACCCTCATCCCTGACGGATTGTCCGGGAGTCAGGGAGAAGACGGATGGACGCCAGTTTTTGCTGTGGAGTCCGATGTCGAGCGGCGCGTTTTGAAAGTCGTTGATTGGACCGGCGGGCAGGGAACAAAGCCTGACATCAATGTATGGGTGGGGGCGA